ACCGGGAGCGACGGTCTGTCCCGCACTGCCAAGCGTAACCGAGGCCCCACCAGAATCGGGGAACGTGATCTCGTGCGCCGTGCCCAAGTCCGTCACCTGTGACCAGGTTCGACCATCGTCGGTCGAGGTCTGATAGGTGATGCCGGCCGTGCCAAGTGTGCCACCGTCCACACAGCGCCACCTCGCTTGATAGTCGCCATCCGGATAGGTTGCAGCGTCAACGGTCGCAACCGCCGTGCAGGTCGAACCCGGGTACTGACTCGTGTCCAGCGTACCGAAGCTGCCAGCCGCAACAACGTTGGCAAACAGGCTAATGATCTCGCTCGCCGCAAGAGTGCCGGCTGCAAGAGACAACGTCAGGTTCTCGGTATCGCCCAAAGGAACCACGATCGAATTCGCAGTGCCTAGCGGAGTGAGCGCGCCATAGTTGTCACCGCCGTCTGTAGATATTCGGTAGGTGATGCCCGCTGTGCCAACGGTGCCACCCGAGGCAATCATCGCGATCACCTCCGCGTTCTGGCTCGTGGCGCTGCCCGTATGCACGGTCACAACACTGCTGCCGTGCCCTGTCGTCCGAGTGACGTCAGAGAATGCTGACACGCTCGACGAGTCCACTCGGACGCACACGACCTGCAACCGGTAATTCTTGATCGCGTAGCAAGCGGCCTCAACAAGAGGACCGCTAGCAAACGTCGAGATGACGTCACTGCCGCGAGTCTTAGCGATGGGCGTTGCGATTGGGCCTGCATCGGCTGGACCGATGATCATCAGCTGTTTGCCGGGCAATGCCTGTATTGACAGCCCGTTTCGACGGAACACATTGACCGACGGAATCATGTATCAGCCTCCACTGTGAAAGGGTTCGTATCGTTGACCGTGACTCTCGCGGTCGGATGAACCTGAACGAACTCCGCCAAATCATCGAACTGATCGACGATTGCGGATTGAACAGTTGCGGGGATTTGGTACTCGACGCCGTTCGGTAGCTGCTGAGACGGCTTGAGCACCTTTGGCTCACCGAGCTCAACGGGCGAGGTGACCTGGTCGTCTCCGTAGTGGTGGCAGGCCAGATACACGTTGCGCGCCAGCTCGTGCATCAGCGACTCAACGATGTGATCGTTAGCGCGAGCGCTACTGATGCGCGTTTCGTCCCGCCCGTAAACGAACCACTGAAACTTACGTGGCTGACTGAACAGCGGCCTCGGATAACGTCCAGGCTGCTCGGCATCCTCGAACGCACCGACGGAACCGTCTGCAGCATTCGGCACCAACACAATGCGTCCGTGAGTGCCAACGTTGGTTGCTTTCTGCGGCTCGAGTCGTCCCCACACGACGGTAACCGGAAACTTGACCGGCGCCCACGTAACCAGGTCGGTACCGAGCTGCCAACACGTGTCGAGGTTGCTGTCTGTCAGAACCACCACACGCATGCCGGCGACTTTTGGCAGTGCGTCACGAGCTGCAGTACTGAGCACGCCCGTAAACGCGCCGAGCCAGTCCGTGTACGTGAGCCGTCGAATCTCGTCGAACAGACCCTCGAGTGCAAAGGTAGTCACTTGCCCCCCTTGATCTCGTTGAATCGCTTTTGCAGACGCTCACGGATGACACCCTTGAACGGGCCCGGGAGCTTCGAAAATGGAATGATTGAACGACGGAACCCGCCGAGCTTTGCCGAGCCACCTCGGTAACCGCGCGCACTGCCAACATGGTGGCGGACGTCCACGGCATTGTTCAGTGACGTCTCGATGGTCGTGCCCTTTGCAACGTTCGTCACGTGGCTCGCCGAATTGATAAGCACGGGCAAACCGTCTTGCCCCGGGCGCCACGCGTGACCGTAGGGATCAACCTGGTTTGCGACGTTCTCCTCGACCTTTTGCTGAAAGCCCTCAGCGACGTCACGCGAGCAGTCCTCGTTGATCGTCTCGACTTTTTTGAGAAGTTCAAGTTCTGCGTCGAGCGCGGCGAATGCGGCGGAGTTGTCAGCCATAGCGACGATTCCCCGCGACTGCATCGTACTGCTTGTGCCGCGATGTATAAGGACTCTGCTCGGAGTAACCAAGCGTTACCGGTGCAACGATGCCGCTTGAGTCATCGTTCGCACTCAGTGGTAGATCGTAGAGACCGTCTTTTGCGTCGGCGATCTCTTTGAGTTGCTCGTGTACAAACTCGAAGTGCTTCTCAACTAGCGTCCACTGTTCATCCGATGGCCGAATCCCCAGGGCCATAAAAGCTTCGGGCTCCACGAGCCACGCCGTCAGCTTTCGGATAATGTCCGGGGGATTCGGTACCGGTCGCACGTAGCGTTTACCAATCCTCGAATCGACCCACCCGCTAGCAGCAGAGCACAAGGCTTGTAGCTTTCCGGGCCACTTCGCGTCTAGCTCCGCCGCGTTTTGCGGGTTGAAAGCACTGAAGTAACTCAGCGCTTTCTCGTCGGTGTCGAGGTAGTTCGATGACATTGGCTGCTCAGATTGGCTGCTCAGGTTACCGTTGCGCGCGGCGCTTCGAACTTGTCGATAAACGACGGCTCACCAACGCCGACAAAGATTCGAGTCTGCCCAACAGCGGCCACGGCATCTTTCCTCGCGAGCTCGTATTGCGGCGAACCACTGCCGGTTGCATCGCCGTAGATCTGGACCTGCCATGGCTCACGCATGCCGATATTGATTGCGCCTAGCTCTGACTCTGCGTTGTCGCCCTCGCACTCGAGGTACCAGTCCCACGGCTCGATCGCTACTGTCCCACCCGTATAGGTGGCGAGGTCCTTTGCGGAGTCGAGCTCTTGAAGAATCACGGGACCCTTGAAGCCAAGACGCTTGATTGACCCTTCAATGTCCATCGAGCCGCCGCCGGTTGAACCGCTACCCGCATGAGCAGCAATCACCTTAGCGTCAAGGATTCGGTCGATTTGCTTCTGCAATCGCTTGCTAGCAACAATCGTTGTCGGATCCATGTAGCGAGGGGTTTCCCCGTCTGCCATGACCATCGTTGCCTTCTGGGCGATGGCGAGCCAAAGGTTATTCCAACCGTCTTCAATCGACACATCAGCACTAGCGCTGTATTGCCAGATCCCGTTACCGTCCTTCGCGAATGGTCCACCGAGAGGCAGGAACCCACAATCCGTCGTAGATGCCTTACCTTTGTGGTAATTCGAGTAGGTACCGAGACCGGTTGCTTTGTAGTTGAACGGATGCGCCGTGCTGAACAGGGCTTGACCGTCAAAGCACTTCAGTGGGTACGAGTTACCGTTGGTGGTGTTGAGTACCAACGTTGTACCTTGACGAAGTGCGCCGACTGCCAATTCTTGGGGTAGACGAGCAACTTTTGCCGTTGCCTGTGAGACTGCCTCACTCATCAGGTTGATCCCCTGAATGACGTTGCCTCCCGACTGCGTATCCTTGAATTTGCCTTCAGAAATCTCAATTCCCCACTTGTGAAAGTGGTTGACGAAGATACTTTCAGCCAACACAAGGTCACTCAGATCGACGCCGCCGCCATCGGGGCCCCAATCTCGCAGCTTCTGCGCCTCAAGCAGGTGGAAGAAGTGCTCTTCCAAAGTGTCGCTCTCGAGCACCTTGACGAAACGTTGGTAGTTGAGATTGCGTGCAATCTTCGCGTACGTGTTGATCCGCTTGAAGTGGCAGGCGGTTCGAATCTTGTTGATTGTGATCTGCTCTAGCATTGCCCGATCCCTTTCAGCTCATCAAGTCCGCAGACTCGACTGCAGTCACTCGGACGCCTACGCCACGGGTCGAATCAACGGCCCAGATTACCCCGGCGAATGCGCGGTTGATTCCGCCGCTCGTCTTGGTTTTGCTCACAGTGTCGCCGTCAACGAGGTAACACTTTGCAAGAAAGTCCGTTGCAATGGCGATGTTCCCGTCATTGGCGAACCACTCTAGATCAACAGGTCGATACAGCTGCGCTTGCACAGTCGTATCACCAGCGGTCTGGCTGTAGTCCTCGCATGCAGCACCAATGACGAACTCATTGGTCGCGCCGCTTGCAGGGCCAGCAGTGTACGTGCCTCGGATATTGGCGACGGCTTGATTTTGGCCACCAACCGCACCGGTCGCCAAGGCTAGCGTCATCGTGTAGATCGTCGAACGGTCTCGCGTTCTCGCGGTGCTCATTGCTTGCCCCCGCGCAGTGAAGCGACGCGCGCCTCGGTTGCGTTGACAATCGCGTTAGCTTGCTCTGGAGAGAGCAAACCAAGTTCCTTCTTGCCACCGCCGATATCGATAAGGCCCGTGCTCTTGTTTCCAAGATTTAGGGATTTCAGCTCGGACTCGCTGAAGATAGACAAGTCAGGAGTTTCAGCGCCCGGATTGATGTCAATCACCTTTGCGCCGGTGCCTTCGGTACGGCCGCGAGTGCCGGTTGCACCGATTGCCGCAACGCTGGGGTTCGGTGTGCCGAGCTTTGCAACTCGCCTGGACAGCGTATCGATGGCTTGCGCTTGCTGCACGATGACAGCGTTCTGCGCAGCTAGCCGGCGATACGACGT